CCTTTACCGCTATCACCATAAGCTAAATCAACAATAACATCTGCGTACTCAATCATTTGTTCCTCGTTGGCTGAACAACGTAACTGATAGTACCACAGGTTCTTCTACTGTTAATAAGTTTATATTATTTTTTTCTAATAAGGTATTGTTTATCTTTAGGTATTAGATGAGGATACTTATCAGCAAAAACGTAAGTTAGTTTTCCAAGCAGTCTATTGGGGTTAGTCATGGTAAAAAGAAAATTAGCAATTTGTTCTGGAGGCATATCAAATGTTAAAGTAGTAGTTTCTTCATTTTGTGAACTGGCGTCTTCTTGACCAACTTCATATGGTAAACTCGCAGGTGTGAAATTGCCACCTTCTTTTAAAGATTCTTTAATTAATTCACGAATATAATCTTTTGTAATTTTCATATGTTTTTCCTTTTATGTTTGAAAAACTATAATAAATAGTATTTTTTTTGCTAGTAAGACAAAATTATATTAAATCACCAGCATCTATTTTGATTTGGTCATCGCGCAAACAAAGCTCACGATATATTTCAACATCCGTTGACCATTGATAACCAACCCACCATTCAAAGCCGGGATAATTGCTTTTATAAATGGAACAACTTTCATACCCAGAAGATAAATAAATATATTTACAACGCTTGAAGCGAGCAAAAAGAGAATTGTAATATATATTGACATGACCCAGAGAAAGTTTTGGTTCGCCATAATCCCACGCAAATTCTATACCAAGGTAAGCATCTTCAACAACTTTGTGAAACGCAAATGCAACGATTTCATTATTGTATACGTAGTAGATATGCCCGTGACTATTAGAGATGATATCATCAATTGACATATCATCACTATAGCCTTTATGTGCGATATACCTGTCATATATTCTTGCCAACCTTTCACGCTTGGCGGGTGTCATATTTACATCAGGAAAGTATTTTACTTTCTTTGCTAAACGTAATACTGTTTTGGTTGGCTTATATAATTCAAGGTTAATACGTGTGCTACGAGTTTGAAACCATATATCATTTGTAGCAGGATACCAACCTTGTTCTAGATATTCTTTATATTCATGCGGTTGTAGCATGACCGCAAAAGGTACATAAATCATATTTTGGTTTCGCATTTTTCCGAAACCATATGCATGATTAAAAAGGAATTTCATTATATACTAATTATTCTTCGTCTGGAATATCGTATCCTTCATCGTAATTTTCTTCGTCTTCGTAATAATCATCCATGCCATAATCGTAATTGTCATCAAGCGTTTTACGAGCATTTTTCTGTGCATTTGACCAATAGTAATCTTCTTCCTCGACTTCAGAAATAAGATTCTCTACTACCTCTTGGTGGTCTTCATCGAGTAAGTCCAAATCAACAAATTCTTCCAGCTTATCTCTAGCCTCATCAGCGGTAAATTTGCCTCTTTGTAAACCCTTACAGATCATGCACATAGATACAATCTCCTTAGAAATAATTATAAGTAGTAAGTAAAAACCGCTTTATACTATCTTCTGTCTGCCTGCTTGTAAAGAACTAAGTTTTACTTTTTAATTCTTACAACTATTTTATTTTTTGGAGCTTTAGAGTATGATTCATCCACTATATTTATTTTAAACTTATATGGACCGTTACCATATTCTTTTTGGTATTTTCTAGCTAAATCTTCCTTATCTTCCCACATCTCAATCTCTTTTAAGTTTGGGAGTGATTTAACTATTTCATTAATTCTGGCGATCTTGAAATCTTCGGATTCTAATCCGGCATCATTTAAGCCAACTTCATCAAATACGAGTTTTCTTTGTAAAAGTAATTCGTTAATGCGTTCCTCTAAATATCTATCACTTCTTCCTGTTAACATTATTGTATAACAGGATGGATCTTTAGTTTTCGCCTCTGCTGCCTGTACTGTTTTATTATACCACCACTCTCGTCCGGGGCTTGAAGGAGTATTAGGAACGTCTAGACTTTTGCGATGTAGCCACCAACTGTTTCCCTCGTCTTCCGGCTTTTGAGGGCTTTTAAAAAGGGTACCGTCAAAATCAAATACACATAGAGAAGTTATATTTTGTTTATCTTTATTGTCTCTTATCTTTCTTTCACTTAAGAAAAATTTCCAGATATGAAAATATCTTTTCATCTCTATTCACCAACTGATGTTCCGCGCATTTTTTCATATTGTAAATAATGTCCGACGCTCTCCATCATTGAAGCTGCAACAGCAATCTTTTCTTGTACCCAAGGTTCAAGATTTTCATTATCTTGTATTAATCCTTGCAGCATTGTAGCATACTCGGCTGTTTTATACAAATTAGCTTTTGCCATTCTGCCTTCATAGCCATCAGGATCAGCGACGAAATTAGATACTTTGGCTTGTCGCATTGGAGGTAAAGCAGCAGGATAAGGAGCACCCATATCTGCCATACACTCTTTAATAATTTGTCTTAAAAAATCCTTGGAGATTTTCATATATTATTTCTGCTCATTAGCATTAATAATTGCAGCATAAGCTGCAACTACTTCTGGTGTCCACACTACGTTAGCTACATCTGTCACTCGTTGCTCTTGGCCTGTTAAATCTTGACCGGGAGTTAGCGTCCAGCGATGGTAACTTTTAGCAATTTCCACCCCGTCGCGCTCTACTATATCCGCACGACGAATTTGAATAATACCATTTTCTAGTACCTCTATCTTATCAATTGTACTACGTTCTGTTAAAGCCATTTTATTTCCCCTTTCCTTTCTAAGAAACGTTATAATTTATATTAAACATTATTGTAGCATTGTTTGTTAAATCTGTTACATTCATTGTTTGCGCTGTGCTAACAGTATTTTTAACTAGAACGACAACACTACTACCAAGTGCGCCGTAGCCCATTGGAGCAAGAACTGTAGCACTCAAGTTAGCGTGATAGCCAACATTTAGAGAATAATAATTTATAGTTCCTGCCGGGAGTGCAAAAGGCAAGTTACTAATATATATTTGTCCAGCGCTGCTACCTGTACTGGTTATTTTTATTTGACCATTTAAGGAAACATTTTCTCCTATCTTACAGTAACTACCACTTGTGTCGGCTGTGTTATAAGTGAAATTAGTGGTGGTAGCACCGGAAAGAGCTGGTATCCATGTTCCTTCTTCATAATCGTCTAAAGTATTTGCATCGCCAGAGGCGTTTTGTGAAGCGGGAAATTTAATTTGTCCTGTCTTAACATCAAATGTTCCGTTGCTGTCAACCTGTAATCTTAAATTACCAGCACCGTCACCAATATAAATATTGTTATCGGCATTATTAGCGCCTGTTACACTACCTATGACAACGTTGTTAGAGCCGGTTAAAATAGAGCTGCCAGCGTAGTTTCCTATAGTTACATTACCGCTGCCCGTAAGAAGATTGCCAAGAGATCTATAACCTATAGAAGTGTTTAACGAACCAGATCTAAGACCACCAAGAACCGAAGTACCGATGCCGCTATTTTGAGAACCTGTTGTTAAATACAATAAACTATAATAACCAATACCTAAGTTTTCATCACCTCCGATTATTGCTCCTAAAGAATTATATCCAATAGCAGTATTGTAGCTGCCAGTTATATTAGACGCAGCATTAAGTCCGGGGGACATGGCTCTGCTGCCAATAGCAATGTTATATGATGCGTTAGTGAAGCCATTGTAAGTATCGACACCAATTCCAATATTTTCGGATCCGCTTACTAAGCCTCCCATGGAGTTTAAACCAAGAGCAAAGTTACCTCCAGCAGTGTCTTTATGTACTCTTAACGCACTGTGGCCAATACCAAGATTATTTGCTGAATTTATTTCTCTACCAGATAAATTACCAATAAATAAGTTGTATTCTTTTTGAGCAAAGTAGCCCGATTCATATCCAATAAAAAAATTATTAGTTTCGGTTATAGTAGAATAGCCAGCTCTTGTACCTATACCTATATTTACTCCAGCGTTGTTATTATATAAAGCATTTAACCCTAATGCTATGCTGTGCGCTCCTCCTATATTAGAATATAAAGAATTATAACCTATTGCTACATTAGAAGTACCGTTTGTGTTGCTTCTTAAAGCATATGGTCCGACAGCTATATTATAATTACTGACGGCGTTTGTTGAATTTAGAGCTTCAACGCCTATTCCGATATCTGTAGCTGTTCTATTTTTTCCACTACCAATTGTTATTCCATTATCAACCAATATCTTACCACTAGAAGTCATTTGTGTGGTATTAAGAGTTGTATAACTTAAATTAGTGCCGCTAATGTCAGTGCCACTAACAGTTGTAAATAACGCAGTCGAACCTGTTGTAGTTGTACCAGATAATACTGTAAAATTACCAGTTGTGCTAGTTAATAAAGTTAAACCAGTCGTAATACTGGAGGTTAAAGCCAAGCTTCTGGTACTGCCAACGTTTGATGCAGTTAAGTTAGTGCCCGCATTAATTACGCTAATTGTATTAAGAGTGCCTATCAAAGCACCACTGATAGCAGAACCAGTAATAATAGTAAATTGTGCTGTAGTCCCTGAAACACTTGAACCAGTAATTGTTGGAAATAACCCTAGAGCACCAGAAAGACCAACGCTTGCCGTTAAACTACCAGTTATAACTTGACTTGCTTTAAAATAATTTGTGCTACCCGTTAAAGCAAAAGCAGAACTATCAAGGCCATCTAATAAATTAGCGTCTTGCCCATAAGAAGCTGTACCAGATAAACTACCAGTAAAACCTCCAGATGAACTTACGGAACCAGAGAAGCTTGAACTCCCTGTTACTTGTAGCCCGTTTTCTAATGTAAATCTTGAGATGGACATGATATGTTCCTATAATACTATACTATCTTGTAAGGTAATCTTTGATCCATTTAACTTCTACTGTTTGAGCAGAATCATTAATTACTTTAACATCAACGTTTGCACCGTTTATTACAACTTCATATCTCATTATTGGACCTGTTCCGGTATATGTTGAAGCATATGGAGTTGCTACTGCGTATGTACCGTCTGTGGCGACTAATAATTCTACCATGTGACAGTAATTAGTACCTGCTTGTTCTTTAGCTTTTATTACATACTTAGCGCCGCCTATACCACCAACGCCCCAAGGGAATGTATCTATTGTTCCTGTTTGCAAGGTGTTAATAGATAATAGGGCCGAAGGGGCTTCATATCTATAGTTTGGTGCTATGCTATTAACAAGTATAGTTGAAGCTGACATAGCAGATGCAGAAACAGTTGTCGCTGTTACAAGTGAGCCTGTGACCGTAGAGCCAGTAACAATATTAAACTGTGCTGTTGTGCCAGAAAGAGTGTTATTAAAATAAGAAGCACCAGTCACATAAAGATTAGAGCTTGTTAGGTATATATCAGAAGCTGCAGTTAGAAATACGTTTGTACCATAAACGGTTGTATTTACACCGTTGATTGTAGTTATTAATGTAGATGCATTACCAACTGTTACACTATTAGCTGCTACTAAAGAAGAACTACCAGCAGACAAAGAACCAACATTAATAGTTGGTGCAGACATAGAGGCTGTCAAACTGCCACTTACGGTTGTCAAACCAGTGCCAGTAATACTAACTGAACCGTTAGTTGAATTAACAAGCGCATTAGCTCCTGCTATTCTTGTTAACGCCGAGACACCAGCAAGCTTTAATGTTTTAGTGGCAGCAAGATTTACATCTACGTTTGAAGTCCAAGCTGTATTGGAATTATCATAACGCCATTGCACCTCTGCGCCAGTACCTAAATCAATACCGCCCCCATCTAACACCGATAATGTGGAGCTACCAGTGCCAAGATTAATGTTTTTGTCGCCAATATTTACTGTTGTTGAATCAATATATGTGGTTGTGCCTTTAACAGTTAAATTACCATTAACAGTTAAATCACCAGACAAAGAAGCGCTGCGAGCGCTAATATCATTAGTCACGTTTAACGCGCTGGCACTTACGGCTACGGCACTAGCGTTTAGTGTTCCAGCAGTAATATTAAAACCATTACTTGCTGTTAATTGTCCATTCACAGTAACAATATCTGTACCTACTCCATCGCCTAATATAGTATTACCGCTAACTATTAAATTATTTGATAATGTTAAATTTGGTACACTTAATGCACCAGCATTTAAAGTACCAAAGTTACCAACGGTTCCAGATACACCTACACTAGCAGTTAGTGTTGTTACGTTTACTAATTCAGATACATCAAGAGTGCCAGTTAAAGTTGTGCTACCGCTTACATCTAATCCTGTTGGTAATTTAAAATTTGATATTGCCATCTACATTTTTTCCTTGCGCAAAGCGCTATACAAGATAAGTCTTTGTGATTGTTACTACTAAATCTTCATCAATTAAATTTGTTGCCAAAACTTCTATATTGCTACCATTAATTTGTGCGTCAAAAGAAGCCAAAATAGAACCATTGGTACTTGTTACGCCATATGGAGTAATTAGTACTGATGAATTGTTGTGAGCTAATAAAATGTCAGCTGTTTGAACGTGGTATGGACCAGTACTTGTTTCAACCAAAACAGTATATTTTGCTGCATTGTAAGAAGCAGAAAAAATATCTACTGTAGTTATATCTAAAACATATATAGGATATTTTGCATTGCCATTAACTAATGAACCAGTTAAAACTATATTACCATTTATTGTTTGATTGCCAGTAAAACTGTTTGAACCGTTAGTTGCAAAATTGCTAGTATTTATGCTAGGATATATAATCGCCATTGTTGTACCTTTCTTATTCCATTGGTCCTATAGCTTCACCGGGAGCAGCAGTTATGCCACCAAGTTTCTTAGCGGCCTTTCTATAATAACCACCAACTGTTTCGCCCTTTTTGTGTGGTGGATATGGTTTTGATAAGCTTTTATTTGCTTTATTAGGTGTGCCGGGACCAAACTTTTTAACATTAAGCTTGTTTTTTCTTTGCCTATTCTTTTTTAATTTTTCTAATAAATCATGTATTACGCCACTTATTTCTTCATTAGTTTGTAATTCTTTTTCGAATAAACGTTGTACTGAATCGTTAATAAAAGTTGATTTAGCTTGTTCTTGCAGAGCCCAATTATAGTCTGTTTTGTTAACCCATGAGCGCCCTGCATTATGCGCTCTGCGTTTTGCTCTTGAGCGCCAATATTCACTTAGCTTTCTGCTAGCTTTCTTTTTTACTTCTTTTGAATAGTTTTTGTCATCAAGTATAAATTCATCTTTTGCTACTTCTTTTGCTTGTTCAGAATCCAAACCATGATCGCCTATTTCTTTATCGATAGCCAAATCAAGTAATTCTGGATCCAATTCACTATCTGGTCTAAAATCTCCAGCGCCACCAATCATTTTTTCACTTGATTTTTTAATTTTAATTTTAATCATTTTATTTATTTTCTAGTGATGATAATCTTGATAAAATATCTTGTAATAATTTATCTTTTTCTTCTAGTTCTTTCTGTAAATAGTCATTTTTTTGTGATAATTCTTGAATTGCTTTGACCATTGGAGAAATAAATTCATCATATCGTAAAGCATGTTCGTCTAGAGATGGTTCATAAATATAGCCAGCAAAATCATTCTCTCCCAATGCCTCTTTAATTTGCTGTGCTATGAAGCCGTAATGTGGTCTGACGCCTGTTTTTTGAATTTTCACCTCTTCTCCGTTGGAACCTGTTGCATAAGTTATATCTCTTATTTTATATTTATAAGATACGGGTTTTATTTTATTGATAAATTCTAATCCTAAAATACTTTCTTTTATATCATATTTTATTCTTTCATCGGATGTAGATACTATACCATTATTTGAGTAAACGGTTCCACCATCTGGGTTTAATTTTAAGATATAATTCGTTTCTCCGATGGTGCCTTCCAAACCAGCAGATTTAACTTGTATTCTACCTGCATTTTCACTGGAGTGATGATGGCCTAAATTTAATGCTACATCGCCATTCCATACGTTAATTCCTGCTCCGGTTGTTGTACCACCCTTAACCCATAATTGACCTGTACTTTTTACAAACATCAATCTAGTATTATCAACATACCAATCAAAAATATTTCCACTATCGCCATAAGAAACTTTATTTCTTATTCCACCCAAACCCTTATTTTCAATTTGCATCATTCCATCAGTACCAGAATATCTTATAACTCTACCGCTATAATCGCCATCTCCTCCAGCGGAAGGATTACCACCCGGATAGCCGTAATAATCATCAGAATGAAAATCTATAAATGAATTTCTATTTCCTGCTCCATAATAATTTAATTCTATAGCTCCATCCGTTACATAATTGTTATTTAAACGACCTATCCTTACACTTCCACCGGCAGGATTGATATATAAATCAGTAGCACTTCCAGCGCTATTCTTTGCTTGTATCCTACCGTATTCATTTCCTGCGGCGACATATTTGTATCCAATCATCAAACCGCTTGTTGTATTATCTTCATCTTGTAATAATAATTGTCCTTGGTCGTCGCCAACGCCATTGGAAGCAGCGCTCTCACCAATTATTTTTAAAGTTGGAGTGGTGTTATTTGGAGTACCAGCTCTAATAGTTGTCTTACCAGCTTGTAATAAAAGTTCACTTTCTTGATTTATAACATTACTATAAGCATTATTAGTAACAGTATACAATCTTTTTCTATAAGTTATAAAGTCCTCTTTGTTATAGCGTTCTTGTGTATCGTATCCCTGATAAGAATATGAAGAGAGTTTATAATCTGCGTTTCCGCTTGGAAAGGTATTAGTAAAATACCACTTTCCTTTATCATAACCAGTTGTTGGGTCATTAGCGGCGGCAAAAAAAGAAGTTTTTAAAGCTGCCGCCAAAGAAGCAAATTTAAAAGCTCCTTCTTCTGCAGCACTAAATGCGATACTACTTAATTTAAAGCCGTGCGAAGAAGAGAAATTGTTATAACTACCTGTATATTGCGTATGCGATTGTGATACGGAATTAAATCTGCTTATCGGCGTAACAGTAGGATTGGCGCCCCCATCAAAATTAAAGCCAGCTATATCGTTTGAAACCTGCGCTGCGGTTCTAAAAGTATTAGATAATCCCACTGGAATACTGGTTCCGTTCTCTAGCCCAGTTTTAAAGCTTTTTAAGCCTGTCAAATCAGTATTGGTAGAGGTTTTAAAGCTTTTTAGGTCTGTTAAATCTGTGTTGGTAGTAGTCTTGAAACCTTTCAAATCAATCAAGTCTGTGTTGGCTGATGCTTTAAACCCTTTTAAATCTGATAAATCTATATTTGCATTGGTCTTGAAACTCTTTAAATCGGTTAAATCTAAACCGGCATTAGTTTTAAAGCTTTTAAGGTCCGTCAAATCCGTATTGGCAGTAGTCTTGAATCCTTTTAGGTCTGTTAAATCCGTATTGGCGGTAGTCTTGAATCCTTTTAGGTCTGTTAAATCTATACCTGTATTAGTTTTGAAACTTTTTAGGTCTGTTAAATCTATACCTGTATTAGTTTTGAAACTTTTTAGGTCTGTTAAATCTATACCTGTATTAGTTTTAAAGCTTTTAAGGTCTATCAAGTCTGTGTTAGCAGAAGTCTTAAAACCCTCTAACCTTTTTAATTTTACTCTTAAAAAATTAATATCATTCTTTGGATTGCTCATAAAAACATTTATCCTTTATGGCAATTAAATGCTATTACCATTTACGGCAGGACCATTTTTTTACAATATCGTAGTTGATTGACAATAATAAAGAAATTTGTTTTTTGCTAATGCCGTCGCTAACTAACTTATTAATTTCATCATATTGTACTTTTGTTAAAACTCTTCTTTCTCTGGCAGCTTTTGCTTGTTTTTTTCTCATCAAATTTTTAAATTCTTCGGTTTGATAATTAGATTTATCAATTTTAGGTTTTTTCATCTTTTGTATAGTTTGTGCGGAATGTTTTTTACCGTGCATTCTTAAATAGTTTTTAGGTTTTCCTTTTAAGGCCAAACTTCTTTTTAAGTTACTTTCTTCTGTCATTATTAAACCGTTGTTCCCATCGCCACCCAAGGTTGCATTATATCCACTCTTATAAGAACCAAACTTTTCTATAAATTCTATTTCTTTACTTTTTGCTTCTTCTGCGGTATTACATTCTAATAAAACTTTTTTATCCCAACAATCAAATCCATATTTTTTTATTGCATTATAAAATGGCGTGTTGACTTGTTTTTTTGAATTTCTACAGTGTTGTTTCCATCTTTTTTCAATAGAATGTTTTGTATAGCCAATATAACATTTATCAGTAAATTTATTTTGTATCAAATATACTATAAACATTTTTTACCAAGCCTTGCATGACCAGTAACCAGCCGTAGTTCTATCTTTCTTTTGCGAACATTTATGTCTGGCTCTAAATGACTTTCTACGTTTTGGATTTGATTTTTTAATTTTCATTTTTTTGTCGCCAAAGTTAACTTTTACGACATTCCCTTTTTTATTACGGACATAAACAGCTCTTTTTTTTGGGCCACCGGGAGTTAAAAAAGGCTTACCTAAACTTACTTTACGTCCTTGATATTCTGCTTCTTCAAGAGTATCTGGGCAACCGCAAGTCATTACTTCATATAGGCAAGCTTCGCAAACCGGCGTACCATCATCTAATATTGAAGTATCCTCTCCTAGTTCGCTTTCAAATATCAAATGCTCATGCAAGCTTTCTTTTATTATATTTTGTAAATGTGTCTTATTGATTAACATTTTATTTTTCCGGTTGGTTTGGTAATTTATTACCTTTTTGTTGATTTTGTTTTGCTGTGATTATTGTTAAATTTTCTGCTATATGTAAACCGCAAACTTCTTTTCCATTCAAAGGATATATATGATCAACTTGATAAATATTTTCTTTTAAATTCATTTCTTCGCATAATAAATAAATTTTTTTAATAGCTTCTAAATCTGCCCAAGGTGGAGTTTGTTTTTTAACTCTTTTATGACGACAAGAACAGGAAACACTTCTTAATATTTTTCCTCTTTTGCTTTTAGCCCAAGTTGAGTAAGCTTTTCTTCTTTTATCTAAATTTTTGTTTCTATAGCGTAAATCTATTTTTCTTCTACTTATAAGTCTATTTTCTTTTTTCGATCTTCTTATATCTGTTTGTTTCTGTTTACATTTTTTAGAACAATATTTTTGCCTACTAAAATATTTACTTTCATTAAAAAAAGACTGTCCACAAGCAATACAAATTTTACTATCCACCTTTTTTACCCCATTTTTTTCCCTTACCCGGCATTGAACAAGCACTTGGTGTCGGCCTACAGGAAGGATATTTTCTTTTTTCTCCGGTTTGTCTACCACACGACTTACAAGTTTTTTTGCCAGTCTTGGGGTTAGTTCTACAAGAAGAACAATCCACCCAACCTTTGCTTTTACCTTTTCCACCTTGACGCTGAAACCAACCGTGTAGACCACTGCTTTTCTCTTTATCAAAAGTACCTTCAACCAGTAAATCGCTTACATCAAGATATTCTTCTTGAATTATTTCCCGAATCATGTTTTCTAATAAAGATTTAATAGACATTATTTTTTCTTTTTAGCAACCTTGCCTTTACGGCAACGCACAATAAAACCAGAAGCATAAGCAGAAGGGAAGACATCGTATTTTTGTTTAGCTAAACGGTAACAGCGATCTTTCTTTTCTTTTAAAAACTCTTCCGGCAAATATAATTGCTCATCGCTATCTCCAAATACTTCTGGATTGCGAGCGTGCCATTTAACATGTTGCTCGTATTCGTCTGGTAAGACGTTTCCATCGCCATTTAAATCAAAGTGATAATATAATTCCGCTGGGCTATATACACCATCACCATTCAAATCTGGATCTCCGCTTTGCGATTTACCGTATTCATCTGGTGCTGGATCACAGCCACATTCTTCCATAGTATTCATTTGCGGAACACCTTCGCCATCCATGGGATGGAAATGTTTATAAGTGTCCGTTTCTAATTTAGCAGTTGGTTTTTTTAATTTAATCTTGATCATAACTATAAATAGTATAAAAAACAAACAGGGGAGAACAAATTTGTTCTCCCCTCAATATTATATTACATATTAATTAATATTTAAGATATCGTAACGGCTATGTTTTTTTTAGCTGGCTTAATTCTTGGTAGCGTTACTAGCAATAAACCATTTTCTAACTTAGCTGTAATGCCAGAAACATCTACCGCTTCATCAATATGCCATGAGCATTTAAAATTGCGAACTGCTTTAGACTTAATAGTTGTATTCGCTTGAACAGTTAATAAGCTATCTTCAAAATCTATCTTGAGATTTTCTTTAGTCATTCCGGGTAATGGAATTTCTATAGTCCATTCTTTGTCGCCAGCAGTGACATAATATTCGCTTTTAGAATAAGCTGGATCATGTTTAAAAGCTGGCGAGGCATAGATATCGAATACATCCATCAAAGTGTTAAGTGTGTGTAAAGACATAGTTATTCTCCTTTATAATCGCTGGTTAGTCCAACAGCAGAGATATAATAAAACAAGCTAATAATATGTCAAGATCTAATTTAACATTGTTGAAAAACCATAATTTTTTTGTAAATACTCTTTTGTTTCTTCAAAATTATTTACTAAGGTTTGCAACATAGTTAATTCATTTTTAGTTAGTAAAATGCCATCGATTTTATTTTTTGCTGCAAATTCTACTAATTTTTCATCTGGTTCTTTTATTTTTTTGCTAATAAAGTCTTTTAAAACTTTTGCATTCAAATAAGCATCCATATAATCTGATAATGGCGTACTATCCCAATTTTCTATATCATATTTCTGTACCATGTTCTTAACGGTGTCAGAAAACATGCGCGTGCATCTATCAGAATCTGTTAATAAATTCAAAACTTTATTGAGAGTTATTGTATAATACTGTATTTTAGAATTATTGGACATTAATATAAATAGTTATATTAACCTTTTATAACTTTTTTATCAGAAGACGCATTCATGTCCAATAATTTAAGAATACTATCTAAATCTCCTAGAACAACTGTTTCATGACCAGAGCTACCGCGATTTAAATATAATCTAGTAAATTTTTGTTGTTTTTGTAATCCTTCTGCACACTTAGGATTATCTCTAATAGTATTTTCTATCAAAATATCATTTTTTAAATTAGTAATAAAATTAGGATTAATAGCAATTTCTCTTATGGAGAAAGTTTTAAAACCTTCGGCTTTATTATAGTTTACTATCTCTTCATAAATTTCCAATAGTTTTATAAACATTAGTATCTCCATTTATTATAAAGGCTTCTTCTGATTTAACCATATATTCTTCATTTTTTATACTAACAACATAAAAATCGTATATTGACTTCTTTAATATTAAAGCAACAATTGGCCTATCAACTAACTTAGCAGGCATAGGTCTATCATAAACAAATCTTTTATCACTATTAATTAGTCTATATAATGTAGTACCTTGCGGTAAATGTACTAAATCGCCTATATTAAATATATTATCCATTATTGCTTTCTTGACTGTTAGTATTAGAAGAATTGTCTTGTATAATCTTGATTTTTTGTTCTGTATTGTATTTTACGTATCCTAATAAAATACTATAGCAATCTTCTAAGTTATTGTCAATAAGAGAAAGCGACTTTCTAATACTATCTATCTCTTCAATAACCGTAGTATGGTTATCACTATAAGTGCAATTAGACAGCTTTTCTTTTACAGAAGATATGCTTTCTACTAAACGTTCCATAATTTTAGATACTTCATCTGGTATATTATCTATTGGTACAGTTATAACAATTTTAGCATTCATATTGTCTCCAAAAAGAAAAGGAACGGAATCAATCCGTTCCTCTACTATAACACAACATTGCAACAGTTAAACTACTTTCCTAAAGCTTTTAACATCATGTCACCTAAAGCCGTTATAACTCCACCACCTAATAACCATAATATTTTAGTTACTGAGGATTGGTTTTGTTTTAAAATAGCAACATCTTCTATAAGATTACGTGGAACTAATTGTTCTAATTTAGTTAAACGTCTATCTTGTTCCGATAAAGAGGTATGCAAGTCTTCTACGCTAGCCTCTAACTTTTCTATATTATTATTAACTTGTTCCAGCTTTGCAACAAGTCTTTCAGTATTCAATTTTATTTCATGAATACCCTCTGTCAATTCTCTGACAGCGTATTCAAGGTTGGATTCCTCCATGACGAACTCCCGCTATGCCAGAAAATTGGCAGGCATATATAATTAGTCCTAAATTTCTATAATAGCATGGGAGGTGGTGAGTAAAGTAGACGCAGCGCTTACGGCATTTTGTAAAGCACAACGAGTAACCTTAGCTGGGTCTATTATGCCCACGCCAGCCATATCACTATAATGTCCAGTAGCGAAATTCATGCCATCCCAGAATTCATTATGACTAATTTCAAGATCGTTTAGGATAACATCAGCTTTAAGCCCTGAATTTTCTGATAGTTTTCTTATTGGTTCCTCGCAGGCTTTCATAATAATTTCGACACCAAAGCGTTCATCTTGATTTTCTGTAGACACTTCAGTATCTAAATTACGCGATAGTCTGTATAATGCCGTTCCACCTCCCGGCAATACACCTTCCTGTTGAGCGCTCTTAACGGCTTCTAGGGCGTCCTCTATTCGGTGCTTACGTTCTACCATATCTACTTCAGTTAAGCCTCCTACGCGGATTATGGCGATTCCAGAGGCTAATCTGGTTATGCGTTCTTGTATCTTCTGACATTCTCGCATATCTGATGTATTTGAAATTTCTGTTTTTAGAGCTTCTATGCGGCGCTCAACGTCATCATAGTTACCACCGCCACCAACAACTGTAGTCCAAGTTTTTAATGATTCAACCGTTTTAGCGGTTCCTAAATGCTGGCGCTTTAACTCATTTATTGCCAAACCGCTTTCACGGGAAACAAATGTAGCGCCTACTGATAATGCTAAATCACTAAGGATATTTTTGCGCTCTTCTCCATATCTTGGTGCTTTAATAGCGGCTATACGCATTGTACCACGAAGTGTATTAAGAATAAGCGCTGCTAACAATTGGCCTTCAATGTTATCGGCAACAATAATAAATGGCTTATTTTCTCTAGCTACTATTTCTAAAATAGGCATCATTTCATCGATAGATGATAGATTATGATCCGTGACCATGACAAGCGCATTTTCATAACGAACCGCTCCACGTCTTTCATCGGTTATAAATTGCGTTGACACATAACCGCTATCAAATTGAAAGCCTTCTACGATATCTAATACTGTATCTAGACTTTTTCCTTCTTCAATTGTTACAGCTCCATCTTTACCAACTTTATCTACTGCTGTAGATATAAGCTTGCCAATTTTGTTATCACCATTTGCAGATATAGTTGCTATATGTTCAATATCTTCCAATGAAGCAACCGGTTTACTGTGTTCTTTGATTTTAGACACAATCTTGATAGCCGCACTTTCCATGCCACGTTTTAAATCGGTTGGTGAAGCACCGGCAATAATATATTTTTGCGCTTGATTAACAATGGCCCTTGCTAACACAGTTGCAGTAGTTGTGCCATCGCCAGCTTCTGTTGCTGTTACAGCTGTTGCCTGTTTTAATACTTGCGCTCCAACATTTTCAAACACATCTTCAAAAACTATTGCTTCAGAACACGTTACACCATCTTTTGTGATTACAGGGCTTTTACCTTTATTGTGGATAATAACATTCCGTCCCTTTGGACCAAGAGTGCTACTAACAGCATCAGCTAATTTATTTACACCAGACAAAATTTTAGAATTAAGACTTAATCCACTATCATAAACTTTCTTCACAAAACACCACACCTTTCTAGTTATGCTTTTCTAACATTATCTATTTCAATTTTTAAATTCTTTTTAAATTTTTTAGAAAACTCGTCAGACCTAATTTTGTTTAATTCATCTACAATATTTAGCAAATCTGTTCTTCCACTAGACTTAAACACAGAATAGGCAAATATTCTATTATTAATAATTTTATCTACTAAATTATTTGCTAGCTGTTTAGAATCGATGCTTTTATCTAATATTTGTTTATTTGTATTAATTAAGCCGCCTATAGTATATTCTACTACGTCCGCTAAATGAGGCTCAAATTCTATATCGCCTTGAATATATCTCTTACCGCCAGTATCCGCTTCTAAACCAGTTGTTTGTTGCCCAATTCCAATAGGTGTAAATAAGAATTCTTCTTGTATTCTAATTGGTATTGGAAACATTTTATTAACATCATTTTCTAAATCTATTTCTTCACCATATTTTATTGCTAATTTATTTATATATTGATTTATGTGACGAAGTTCATGTTTTATAGCTTGCTTAAAAACATCTGCGTTACCGTTATAATTTTTAATATAAAATACAATTTTAAATACAGTGTTTATTCTATCTTGTTGATATATAAAAATATCTCCAAATGTTTTTTTATTAGTAATTTTATTAGATAACTCTATCTGTATCGGAAATTTTTGTTGTATTATTGACTTAATAAATTTTTGATCAAATAGCTTATTTTTTTTATTCCAATATGTTTTTAATTGCGATATCTCAGTAAATTCATTTCCTAAAGCATTAGCGTAATATAAAAAAGGCGCACCATTGCTTTGTGCTCTTTGATCGTATAATATTTCATTTAATGGTACGCCAATAGAAATTTTGTGTTCTTCGTTATTTTTAAAATATGGTATTAGAGTATTATAGATTTCTTCACTAGCTGTTTTAGAATATTTAAAAAGAGCCTCTTTAAAAAGATTGTTTTTAATTTTTATTTTAATCATTTTAATAGGCTACCTAGTCTTAATTTTCAAATCATCTTTTTTACCGCTTAACATGTTGCTATGGAATTTAACACTGTGAATTGTTAATGGAGTCATCCCGGGGATATCTATAATAATCAAACTGTCTTCTTGTTTAACAAGATCAGCTTTGTTCATACCATTTATTTTGATTTTTTCTAAATCTGGTTTTTCATAACCTTCTTCTTCAAGATTTATACCTTCACTTGTGGCAGTTAATTTTAAAAATAAATCATACTCTTGACGTTCTTCTTTGCCACCTAAATGCGCTTCATTGACCATAGCTACAAGCTCTTTTAATTTCATCCGACGAAGATTGCTTGTTAATACATCGCGCACTTTTTCGTATACTTCACTCATGGCTTCTTTATAAAGATCTGGATGTTTTTCTTTCGCGCTTGTCATCCAAGCGGGTGGTTCTAACTCTTCTTTACTGGGATTATAACTTCTAGAGCCGACTTTCCTCGCAAATATTTGCCTGCCGACAAGCCACCAAGGCTTTCCACTCGGATTACTAACAAGGTTATCGTCTGTTTCATCTCCATAGCCAAGATTTTTATTATATGTAAATCTTACGCCTCGTCCTTCTTCAGTAACAAGCTTGATAGACAAGCCTATTTTTTTACCATCTATTGTTGATAAAATTAAGTCAGCTTTATTGTTAGTGCTGCCAACGCTTTCAGCTGTTTCCACTTCACCTATTTTATCATTTACCAATTTTTTACCTTCTAAAGCAATAGCTAGAGTATCGGCGTAATCACCCTTTAACCTTTGAATAACCTCTTCTTTAGAGGCTTCTTCGGTAAGATCTAATCTATTTTTTAATTCTGGTGTTATTTTTTTGTTAAATAAAAATTGCACTATATGTTCTAAAGCTAGACCTTCGCGTGATCCAATGTCAAATTTATATACTATATATACCCTTCCAGAACCATCTTTATATTCTGCAATTGTTACTTCATTAGAAGAATCAAATTTTTTCACTAGCTTATCTTCTAAAGATAAACCTAACTTATTTAAAGCAGAGCGAACTTTTTTTCTAGTTGGCTCTATAGTTTCTTTATCATCAACGCGGACAACAATTGCTAAATCACTTTTATTAGAAGAAGAATGCGATAAACCATTGATATCAGATAAAGCTTTTTTGACATCAGATATTAAATCATCTTGCCTGTTTAGCTCTTCATCTAATTCGTGTTCTATTTGTTCACGAAGATATTTAAATAATTGATTCATTTATTTTGTTTGTTCTGTTAAATCTTTGCTGATTGTCGTTGCATCGTCGATGCCTTTTTTGGCCGCTTTTGTATCACTTGCAAAATAAAATTCATTTATATTGTTAACAAGGCTAGTAACATCTGTTAAAACTTTTACTACATTGTTTTGTAAATTAGCGGATAGATTGTTAAATGTTTCATTGGTGATACTTAACCTACCAATTTCTTTTGTTTCATATTCTGCTGGGTTGATAGTGTATTCAGCACGCCCATCTTTTACTACAGGGATAACGTTTTCAAGCGAATAAAAAACCACTTCTTGTACTGCTTCATTGCCAAACTTATTAGCAATTATAAAGTTAAGGGCGTTTTTAGGCTGTGTAGGGGTTTCTGCCGCACTTTCAACATCTTCACTTAGCTTTTCTATGCTACTTCTTGCTATTCTAACTCTGCTTTTTGGTTTTAATAATTTTAGCTGATATTTTGTTTGACCAACCAAAACATCTATTGCACCGCCTGCACTTACTTCCACTTGGTTGCCACCAAAAAGAGCAGCAAAGAAAGCCTCAAATTGGTATCCAGAAGGGCCGGGAGAAGAACCAATAACAATGTTTTTGAGTATTTTAAGCATCATAAGAGAAGATAAAATCCCCTGAGTATCGTTGCTTTTAGAGCTTGGTGCGTTAGCAAAGCTATTTATTACCTGTATTTTTTGTTTTAGATTGCCAGCAGCCTTAATACTTGGACCCATAAATAGCTCAAATTGTTTTCTTTCTTCGGTATCCACTTTGCCTACAGCTTTTTCATTAAATTCAAACTTTGGCAAAAACTTTATTATGTCGCTAGTAGCGATCTTAGTGGGCTGTTGTCCAGAAAGCTCGCCTTTTTCTTGCAAACTATTTGCAAGACTCTCTTTTAGCAAGCTGAGAAAACCATCAGCTTGCAAAGTTTTAGTTTTAGATAAAAATAGTTTTTCTATTTTAGTATTAAATTCATTCGACATTTAAATTACCTCGTCAGCTATGCCGTATTTAACAGCTTCTTGCGCAGAAAGATATATATTTACGTGACGCTCTAATAGGTCTTTCATTGCTTTTGGTGTAAGATCTGTTTCTTTAATTAGAGCTTTTGTATAAGCTTCCTGAACAAACTTTATTTCGTCAAATTCGTTTTGTACATTATGTAATGGGCCTACGGTTCCACCAAGAACTGAATGTATCATGACGCGGGCATGGGCACCGATTTTACGCTTTCCTTTGGTTCCCGCTGCCATTAGCAGCACACCGGCACTCATTATCTTACCCATGCCTATAGTTTGTATTTCGCATTTTTTGCGCACTTGACGCATCATATCGTAAATCGCAAACATATCGCTGGCAGATCCACCATGCGTATTAAGATAAAATTCAATAGGTAAGTTTGTATATTTGTCTTTGCGTTCATTTTTAGGAATCTCGCCTGTTTTACTTAAGGCAATTAAATTAGATATAACTTCAGCGCATGTTTGTTCCGCAACATCACCAAATAATCCTATTGTTCGCGATGGTTCTTCCATGCTAGCATCGTTTTGAAAAATAATCAAACCTTCTCTTTCTTCATGCTTATGCTGCTCATCGCTTTTCTTAGGATTATTTTTGGTTGTTTTCATTTTATTTTTCTTTCTTAGGGGATTTATTTTTGATTATCAAACCATTAAACCATTTTAAATCTAATTCACCTTTTAAATATTTTTCTACATCTTCAAAGTAAACTTTTTTTACAGGTTCTGTTTTTACATTATCAAATATCCAATTTATAACAGATTTGGCAACAAATAATTTTTGCGACAAAAACAAATTATCATTTACAGATAAATGTTTTTTTAATATTGTTCTTATCGCTTGTTCTTTTGTTATATAATTCATTGCCTTGGAATTCTTCATTTATTTTACTTTCTAATTTCTCTTTTACTAAATAGTTTGTTGCCGTATTCTATCGCCTCATTCCAATTTTTATATTTTAAATCATATGGCAATAAACCTTTTAATTGGTTAATCCAGACATTACCAAAAGAGTTATATTTTTCTTCTATAGAATTTATTACTTTCCTTCTTTCTTCGTTATATGCTGGATCGTCTTCGCTGGCTCTGTCATACACAATATTAATAATTTGTAATACTTGATATTTGTATTGCAGCAAATACAATGATCCAAGCAAAAATTGCAATTCAATTCGCTTGAATGAATCACGAATAACAATATTTTTTCCCAACTCAAACATTACATAACAAGCTATGAACCCTGCTACAAACCATAAGAATGACATATAAATTATATAATAAAAAACCCGCACCACCAAGTATACCAAGGATAGAGCGGGGTTTAAACTGTTAAAAAATTCTATTCTTCTTCGCTAACTACTTCTTTTAATAATGGTAAAACAGAACCTTCATCTAGATTTTCCATGAATGCTTCAAAAGCATCTCTAGGAATAGTGCTTTCGTCTAATACTTCTAGTAAGTCAATTAGCGCCTGCTTGGATACTGTATCATCTGAAGTAGCATAACCATCGGCATAGCCTTCTACCAATCTTTGGTAGGAATCAGGAGATTCAGAAATCTTTTCTACTTCTTCTGAAATTATTTGCTTTAATTGTTTTTTTGTGAGTTCCATGATTTATCCTTAACCTAAAGCACCGGCACACCTTTTTACGGGATATGCCGGTGAGCTTAGGAAATAATACTATGACTATTTGTTATACTTTCTTCTTGTTACCACCTAGTGTTGCAAGATTTTTACCACCATGGCTTACAGTGTGTTCGGCTTTTGCTGTTACGGTTTCTAGTGAGTGACCGCCTTTACCGCCCTTATCGCCCTTGGCCATGGTCATATCTGCATGACCCTTATAAACATCATACTTATTCTTACCTTGTTTTAGAAGTGGACCACCACCTTCGGCACTAGTAGCTTCTTCTAGGGTCTTTTTGTCTTCTTCTTTATCCTTCTCTTCTGCTGGTTTGGAGGCTGCTTTAGCTGCCATCTTTGCAGGAACGCCTTTCTTGCCCTTCTTGGCTTTTGCCTTTTTTGCTTCTTCCATTAAGCGAGCAGTAACGCGAGTTAGGACAGCTTCAACTAGTGCGTCTTCAGAAAGAGCAGAGGCAGAAGCGGCAGACTCATCCATTTCTTCTTCATCGGCTTCTTCTTCCTCTTCGCCGCCTTCTTCTTCACCTTTTTCCTCTTCGCCGCCCATATCCATTTCCGCTCCTGATTCTTCACCTCCTTCTTCTTCCACGGAAATATCACCTACGTCCACACCAGCTTGTTTTAGACCGGCTAGGAGCGCATCAACTGCGGCCTTAACAACAGCCTTTGCGTCAACACCACCAGCGTCATCTAATTCTACATCCATACCTTCTTTTTCTGCGATAGCTGGAGCTGGTGCAGGTACACCATCGGCGGACCCATCTACTTCTGCTAGGCATTTTTCGTTTTCTGGGAGTGTATATTCAGGGAGAGATGCATCTTGTTGGATTTGGCCACCGCGTTCTACCACAACGTTTCTAGCTAATGGTTCAAGATTAGCTAATTTCATGAAACGACGAATTTCTGTTTCATTTAATAATTCTTTTTTGCTCATGTATTATCTCCTAAGATATTGTATGAATACATACAAATTTAAAATAAATAGTTGTATTGGCCAGTAAAAGTATAAAATAATGCACTATAATTAGTAGATGGACTCTTTTACACTATTAAGTTTATTCAAAGCTTCATCTTCTATTTGTTTAACCCGTACAAAACTACATCCTAGCCGCTTTGCTACATCTCTTAAAGTTAGTTGCCTACCGTCTTGTTCTGCCAAGGCGACGGTTTCTAAAACACAATTATATTCGCTTTCATAATTAACCCAATTACGGCAACCACTATTTGGACATGAAACATTAAGATTTTTGCAGGCGTTTAAACATTGCATATTAGAACTCATAAGTCGGGATTCTCACTTTCTAGTATATCAAAAATATTTTCTATTTCTTCATCATCAAATAAAAATGTATCTATCTGCTTTTTTTCTTCTTTTCTATCATTTTTTCTATTTCTATTTATTCTTTTACTACGTAAATCAGCAACTGCATAATCTATATAATCACGAATATGCGGATTATTATCCAGATAACCTTTAATAATATAATTAAAAAACATTGTTTGTGTTAATTGATCATATTTTAACTGTATTCTTAATCTTGCATGTGTGTCTTCTTCTAACGCAAAGAAAAAAGCCTTACGGTTATCTTTCTTTTCATTATCCATGACGAATTAATATATGTGGCGAACTTTCTATTTGGGCAGCGCCACTTTGTTTAATAAACTTAGCTTTTGCGCGTAATTCCACTAAATCTTTAGCACCGCTATACGATAGACCGCTGCGAATATTGCGTGCAATATCATCAAGAACATTAGGTAGATGACCCTTACAGGCTACTTTGGAAGCTACTCCTTCAAAACTAGAGTAACTTCCTTTCCAAGCTATTTGGGCTTCTTTGCTCGCCATACCACGATAAACTTTGTATTGTTTACCATTTTCTTCAAAAATTTCACCGGGAGTTTCATTAGTACCAGCAAGCATAGAGCCCAGCATAACAAAGTCTGCTCCTGCTGCTAATGCTTTTACAATATCACCAGAGCTTTTTATACCACCGTCTGCTATTAACTTAGCATTAAAAGTAGTATCCTTACAATCAATTATAGAAGCTAGCGTTGGCATACCATGACCAGTTTGTATGCGCGTGCTGCAAATGCTTCCACCGCCAACTCCAACGCGGATGCTATCCGCACCCCAATGCGCTAAATGATCAAACGCTTCTTTAGTAGCTACATTTCCTGCCATGACATGGATACGCCAACCAAACTTATTTCTTATATCTCTTATGGCATTTTTAACTGATATATGATCGCCGTGCGCTACATCAACACAAATAACATTTGCGCCTGCATTTAAACATTTTTCTGTTCGCTCTAAAAAATCACCCGTAGAACCAACCGCTACTCCTACATGTGATGCATAATTATCTTTACAATACTTAACCCAATCAGCTTGTTCATCAATACTAGAATATCTATGAAGAATGCCCAAACCACCTAAGATGCTTATTTCGCAGGCCATTACATGACCAGTGACTGTATCCATAGGACTAGAGATAATTGGAATAGATAGCTTTATTTCTCCATCTAGCCAAGATGAAATATCTGTATCTTTTCTGCTTTCTATATCACTATATTGTGGGACAAGTAAAACATCATCAAACGCAAGAGTTTCTTGTAGCTTCATTGGTTTTCCGATCTTCCTGACATTTAGGACAATATAGGTCTACACGTTTTTGTTCGTTATAGACCTCAACATACCATGATAATACCATCATCTTATTTTTCTTGTCAAACGGCTCACTACAGCTTTTACATTTATCAGGAATATTAAGAATCATATTGGCTGTTGTGGCCATCTTATGCTCTAGTTTCTTTTTTTTATTACCTGTTTTACTTCTTGATCCCATATTTAGACCTAAATTCCTCTCCGCTTATAGTTGTAGAACGTAAATAAGCCTCTGGATAAACTAAATTAATATCTTGCTCTCTGGAATATACAATATATGATTTATGTTTAGTCTCTTTAGATTCTTGAACAATAATATATATATCATTAACAAATCCATCAAATTCAGCTATTAAAACATCTCCAGATTGATATGACATTATTTCTTCTCTAATTTTATTGTATCTCTTGGGTTTGGCTGTCTGTCTAGCTCTACCTGTCTAAAGCCTTTATGTATTAATTTTAACGGCCCTTCGCTGTCAGAAATAATAAAATTATCATTTATTTGTTCTATATAATTTTTAAAAAATTTGTTTCTTTCTTCACCAGTAAAGTTTTCTATATTATTTAACTTTCTGTAATTCATTGCATAAGGGGCATATTTTTCTTCAATAAAATCTAAAAATTCTTTAGATCCCGGCTTAACTCTTTCTTCTGGCATGTATGGATTAGGTGGATAAACTAATGTCTTAAACTTTATTGGTCCATCGCCAAAATCTAAGAAATTAGAAACTTGGTCTTCAATATTGCGACTAATTATTTTAAAATTTTTAACATTTACATAAACATCATCTTCTAGTTGACCATTCAAATATGTTAAATCATCATATCTACCATTTTCAATGGTTATTAAAACATCGTTTTCTGCATCTGGACCGTTTTTCTTAATGTTTGCATATGCTCTGTTGCGTCCTTCATGATTAACAACCTTATCATTGCGAACTGCTATAAATAGATCGCCCGCACGGGTAGGATAGTAATCCATACCTTCTATTTCAAAACGCTTTGAAAGATATTGCCTTGTTTCTTCATCTGTTGTTAACTTTAGATAGTCTAACGCTTTCATTCTTACTGTAACATCTTCAGTAAATGATTCGTTAATCACTCTTTGATATTCTTCTTTAATAACTTGTTTTAAATAATTTCTGCTAATTTTCATATGTATGTCTCCAAATAATAATATAAATAGTATTATTTAGTTCCTGTGGAACCAAAGCCACCTTCTCCTCTAGAATTATTTGGAATATTAAACTGATCTACTAATTGTATTACACTTTCATTTACTCTATTTACAGTAAATTGGGCAACCTTATCATGATGATTAATTGTTAATGTATCAAAAGTGCTATTAAAAAGAATGATGCCCCACGGTCCAGTATAATAAGCATCAACTAGTCCTAAAGCCACTAATCTTCCTT